GGAATGCGGAGCTTGCGACATATTCGCAGCGCCAGCGCCAATTTTCCCTTGCAATATCAGGGACTTAGCGGACCGGAAAACGAGCGCCGGACGCGTTAGGAATTCAATCCGCGCAGAAAGCCGCCGCCGATGGCCGATCCGATCATCGTTTCGCTCGGGGATCTCGGCGACATCCTCACGCTTTCGCCGGTTCGGATCCGGCAACTCGTCAAGGCCGGCACCATCTCCGCCGTCGGGCATGGGCGCTACGACCTCATTGCGAGCGTCAAAGGCTACGTCCGATTTCTCCGCGACCGCGCCATCGACGGGCAGGGCCCCTCCGGCGCGAACCGGCAACGGCTCTTCGGGGCGCGCGCCGACATCGCGGAATTCGAGGCGAAGCGATTGGCCGGCTCGATGGTCCCGGTCGACGAGGTCGCTCGCGGCTGGGTCGAGATCGTGACGCGCTTCCGGCAAAAGGCGCTCTCCATCCCGACGAAGATCGCGCCGCTCGTCGCAGTCGAGGCGGAACCGGATGCCTGCTCGGAAATCATCGAGACCGCGATGCACGAAGCGCTCGCGGAGCTTGCGGAGACCGACGCCAATCACGACCGCAAGCGCGGCGCTGCTGCCGGCACTAAGGGCGGCGTTCGCCGCCGCCGCGCCGCCGCCAAAGCTCACCGTGAGCGAGTGGGCGGACCGGGAGCGTAGGCTCTCTGCCGAGGCGAGCGCGGAGCCGGGCCGCTGGTTTACCGGGCGAGCGGCTTACCAGCGCGGCATGATGGACGCCATCGGCGACCGACGGATCAAGACCGTTGTCGCGATGACGAGTTCACAAATAGGAAAAACGGAGATAATCTGTAATACAATTGGTTATCATATACATCACGATCCTGCTCCTATACTTGTTTTGCAGCCTACACTTGAGATGGCTGAGGTATTCAGCAAAGACCGACTCGCGCCGATGCTGCGAGACACGCCGGCTCTTGCAGGAGCCGTCCAGAACCCCCGCTCGCGGGACTCGGGCAACACGACGCTGCAAAAGATTTTCCCCGGCGGTCGCATCTCGATGGCCGGCGCGAACTCCGCCGCCTCGCTGGCGTCGCGGCCGATCCGCATCCTGCTCTGTGACGAGGTCGACCGCTATCCGATCTCGGCGGGCTCGGAGGGCGACCCGGTCTCTCTGGCTCGTCGGCGGACGGCGACATTTTGGAACAGGAAAATAATTCTGACGTCGACGCCGACGATCAAAAGGATCTCGCGGATCGAGGCGGAGTGGCTCGCGTCGGACCAGCGGCGATACTTCGTCCCCTGTCCGCATTGCGCCGAAATGCAGCATCTCGAATGGTCGGGCGTCCGCTGGCCGGAAGGTCGGCCGCGAGCGGCGCGCTACCATTGCCGCGCTTGCGGGGCGGAGTGGACGGAGAACGAGCGTCGGGCGGCGATCCGCTGGGGCGAGTGGCGGGCGACCGCGCCGGGAAATGGCGAGATCGCCGGCTTCCATCTCAACGAAATCTATTCGCCGTGGGTCTCTCTGGGCGACATGGCCGGGAGCTTCCTCGATGCGCGAGCGCGGCCGGCTCTGATGCAAACATGGGTCAACACGGCGCTCGGCGAGACCTACGAAGAGGACGCGGAGCGGGTCGACCATCATGCGCTCTCGGCGCGCGCCGAAGCCTGGGGAGACACCGCGCCGCTGGGCGTCCTGATCGTTACTTGCGGCGTCGACGTGCAAGAGGCGCGCATCGAGATCGAGCGGGTCGGCTGGGGTGCCGAAGAGGAATCTTGGAGCCTCGACCATCGGATCATCTACGGCGACCCGGCCGGGCCGGAGATCTGGGCGGCGCTCGACGACTACCTCGCCCAGCCGACGACGCGGGCGGACGGCGAAGAGATTTCGGTCGACGCGGTCTCGGTCGACTCCGGCTATCAGACCCAGGCGGTTTATCGGTTCTGCAAGCCGCTCCGCGCTCGGAAGGTCTTCGCGGTCAAGGGAGTCCCCGGCAAGGGCAAGCCGATTTGGATTGCATCGAAGTCGACGCAGGCTCGCGGGAAAATATTCCTCGTCGGTACGGACACGGCGAAAGACGCCATTTACATGCGGCTTCGCATCGAGCAGGCGGGGCCGGGCTTCTGTCATTTCCCGACCGGCCGCGAGCCGGCTTTCTTCGAGCAGCTAACCTCCGAGGTCGTCCATACGCGCTACGTCCGAGGCTTCCCGACGCGGGTCTACGTCCTGCCGCCGGGCCGGCGCAATGAAGCGCTCGACCTCCGCGTATACGCCTATGCCGCGCTGCAAATGCTCAACGTCCGATGGGGCTGGGCGGTCGCTCATCGTGGCGCAAAGGCGGAACGGGCGACGCCGGCGACGACCGCTGGTCCGGTCGCGGCGAGACCGCAGCCGGTCGCGCCGCAGCCGCAGCCGAAGATGCCGGCGCCGGCGCGCTTCGTCCCGCAAGCTCGACCGGGCCGGCGCGTCCGCCGCTCGCCTTACATGGGGTAACGCGATGACCGAAGCCGAGACCATCGCAGCACAGATCACGCAACTTGACGCGGACATCGCGTCGGGCTCCCTGATCGTCCGGCACGGCGACACGCTTCGGCAGGCGCGGACGCTCGCCGAGATGAAACAGATTCGCTCCGACCTACAGGCGCGTCTCGATGCGCTCACGACGAAGCGCCGACGCGTCGGGTATCTGCGGCAGTCGGGAAAGGGTCTCTGACATGGGAATCCGGTCCTGGCTCTTCGGCAACGCGTCCCCGCTTCGGCGCATCGTCGCCTTCGAGGCGGGGCGGAACTCCCGTCGCATGAAGGGGTTCACGACGACGACGTCGGAGATCAACACGCAGATTCGGCGCTACGGTCCGACCGTCGTCGCCCGGTCTCGGTATCTCGCGGTCAACAATCCCTACGCGGCGAACGCGCGCCAGATCTTCGTGAGCGCGCTCGTCGGCTCCGGCATCAAGCCGTCGTCCCTGGTCGAGGATCCCGAACTCAAGGCGGAGATCGCGGAAACGTGGCTCGCATGGACGGACGAGGCGGACGCCGACGGCGTCACCGACCTCTATGGGATGCAATCCATGATCGCCGGCGAGCTATTCGAGGCGGGCGAAGTTTTCATCCGCTTCCGTCCGCGCCGCGTCGAGGACGGTCTAACCGTCCCGCTGCAATTGCAGATCATCCCGGCGGAGATGCTCCCGACGACGCTCAACGAAGATCGCGGCCCGGCGGGCTTCATCGAGAGCGGGATACAGTTCGGGCCCATCGGGAACCGGCTCGCCTATTGGTTCCTCACGCGCCATCCCGGTTCCGACCTCCCGCGCCTCTCGACGGATCCGGCGCTCTACAACGTGGTGCCGGCCGACCAGATCCTGCATCTGTTCCGGCCGATCAGCGCGGGACAGATTCGCGGCCTGCCGCATACCCTGTCGGCGATCATCTCCGCCGCAATCCTCGATTCCTACGACGACGCGGAGCTTGAGCGGAAGCGCATCGCCGCGCTCTTCGGAGCATTCGTCACGCGTCCGGCACCGGAAGCCGGCGACCATCCGCTCGAAGGCGGCGACCCATCGGCGAGCGATCTCGACGCGGAGAGCGCCAGCGCCGGCGGCGATTGGGCTCTTGAGCCGGGCGCGGCGATTGATCTCGGGCCGGGCGAGGATGTGAAATTCGCGGAGCCGGCGGACGTCGGCGGATCCTATGAGGCTTTCCAGTATAGGAATCTTCTCCGCATGGCGGCGGGTTACGGCGTCCCCTATGCCGCCATGACGGGCGACCTCCGCCAGACGTCCTATGGCAGCATCCGCGCCGGGCTGATCGAATTCCGCCGGCGAATCGACGCGATGCAGTATCAGGTTCTCGTCTTCCAGTTCTGCCGGCCGGTCTGGGCGCGATGGATGGCCGACGCCATCGTCGCCGGCGCGCTCCCGATCTCCGCCGGCGACTTCCTGGCTGACAGGAAAGAATTCCTTGCGGTCAAATGGCAGACTCCGCGCTGGGAATGGATCGACCCGCTCAACGATCTGCAAGCCGAGAAGCTCGCCGTCGAGGCGGGATTCAAGGCGCGTTCGGATGTCATCGACGCGCAGGGCCTCGACCCGGAAGAGACCGACAAGCGCATCGCCGCCGATCAGGATCGAGCGGAGTCGCTCGGGATCTCGTTCGACGTCGGCAAGTCTGGCGTCTCGTCGATTAGCATCGGCGAGGGGAACAAGGCGACGCCGACCGGCGTCGTTCAGGGCGGCGGCGACGCTCCCGGCGGCAACGCGCCGGCCGACGGCACCATGCCGCCGGCGAATATGCCGATGGACCGCGCGCCGTCCCTCTCGATCAACATCCCGACACCTTGGCCGCACGGCGAAGAGGTCAAGGTTCTAGAGCATGATGCGGTCGGCCGCGTCGTCCGCTTCGTCAAGCGACCTCTCGCGGTCGGGGAGTGATCGCGCATGGCGGCTTATGGTCCCTGGCGTGATCTTCCGCTAGACGGTCAATTCGTCGTGCGATCTCCGCTCCCGGTTCGCTCGGTCTTGCGACGGGTCCGCCAGACGGCGTCGGCTTGGCATCACAAGCTGCCGGGGCGGAAATTTGTCGTCTTCATTTTCCGCGAGCGGGTCATGGTTCGGAGGGCGGCATAATGGCGAGCCTGATCTACGACTCGGCGCTCTATGACGCGATGGTCGGCAACATCGACTTTGACGACGACGCATTCGCCGTCATGCTCGTCGGCGCGGGCTACGCTCCCGACAAGGCGGCTCACCGCAAGCGCTCGGCGATCACCGGCGAGGTCGCCGGCGCGGGTTACGACGCCGGCGGGAAGGTCGTCGCGGTCGCGGCGGCGCAAGCCGCAGACCGCGTCGACCTCACGCTCGGCGGCGCGCTCTGGGGCCCGTCGACGATCACGGCGCGCGGAGCGGTCTACTACAAGAGCCGGGGCGGCGCGGCTGCGGCCGACGAGCTTGTCGCCTTCATCGACTTCGCGTCCGACGTGATTTCGACGAATGGGAATTTCATCCTCGACGTTTCCCAGCTTCGAATCTTGAACGGCGACGAGGAGGTCGATGCTCCCATGATCATCTCAGTCACCGGACCGGACGGCGGTCGCGCGCTGGCCGAACAGACCGCGTCAGGGCCGGGGGCGAAGGAGATGGTCATCGCCCTCGCCGGCTACATGAACGCCGGGGCGACGCCGCAGACGATCTCCGTCCCGGTCGACTTCATGTACCCTCCGATCATCTGGCCGAACTCCTCGCCGCCGTGCGAGGCGACCGAGACCACGATCACCCTGCCGGCGCTCATGGTGGCGCCGGTCGACGCGGTCATCGTCATCAAGGGGTTCTAGATGCTCGACGACTACGACCCGGCGGTCTTCTCGACGATGACCGAGGCGGACGCCCGGGCGATCATCCTGACGCCGGAAGCGGGGATGACGACCGCGCAGCGCTGGGAGCGGGAGACGGCTTGGCTGGCGGAGCGCATCACCTTCAAGGTCCCCGGGCTGGTCGTCGACTACGGCTGCGGCATCGGTCGCCTTGCGAAGGCCATCGAGAACCCCGTCCTGGGCGTCGACATCTCCATGACCATGAGGCGGCAGGCGGAGACCTACGTCTCCCGTCCCGACTTCGGCATCGTCTCGCCGGCGATGTTCGAGCGGTTGATCAACGCCGGCATCGAGGCATGTGGAGCGCTGGCGGTCTGGTCGCTGCAACACGCTGACGATCCGGCGCACATCATCGAGACCCTGTTCGATGTGCTGGCGTCCGGCGCGACTCTCTACGTCGTCAACCGCTATGAGCGCGTCGTCCCGACGGCTACCGGCTGGCGCGACGACGGCGTCAATGTCCGCGAACTCCTCGCGGAGCGCTTCGAGGAGACGTGGTTCAATGACATTCCGACCACTCTTGCGGCGGCGGGCGCCTATCTGGCCTGCTACCAGAAGCGTTGACCCCACACCCCTAGACCGGAGACTGACATTGGCCGACACGTCCGCACCGTCTGACGCTCGCCCGCTCGAAATCGACCTGTCCTTCATGAATGGCATGGTCGCCGTCGACTTCCGCCGCGCGATCCAGTGGGCCATGTTCACCGCCGACGAAGCGGAGGACCTAGCCGTGAAGCTCGCCCAACACGCCCGGGCGGCACGGTTGACGGCTCGTGATTCCGTGGCTGCCGCGGAAGGCGGCATGGTCATCGACGATTCCAAGATCACCGTCATCAAGGCGCCGGTCGATGGCCGGTAAGGGCGAGGTTCTCACCGTCGAGCGGCTGCGAGCGGTCCTCGACTACGATCCGGCGTCGGGTGTCTTCCGCTGGCGCGTCGACACGGGGAAGAAGCGGCTCGCCGGGACGGTCGCAGGATGTTCGACGAAAACTGGACACGCCGTCATCGGCATCGACGGCCGGCTGTATCTGGCGCACCGGCTCGCCTGGATGTGGGTGAACGGTCAATGGCCGGCTGAAGAGATAGACCACAGAAACGGCGATCCTTCGGACAACAGGATCACCAACCTACGCGAGGCGTCACACGCTCAGAACATGCGGAACTCCTCCATCCGTTCCCACAACACAACGGGATTCAAGGGCGTCCATTTCTACAAAAGAACGGGGGCATGGACGGCGAAGGTCACGGCCGGAGGAAGGCAACACTTTCTCGGCTATTTCCGTTCCGCGCAGGATGCTCACGCGGCCTATGTCGCCGCTGCCGTTCGAGTTCATGGGGAGTTCCATCGTGTCAGGTGAGGGCGCCGCCATCGCGCGGTTCGGCGGCGTTGGCGATGACCTAGTTGCGGCATCCCCTCTCCGCCTGTTGAAGGCGAAGTACGGACGCGTCGACGTTCTGACGCGAGACCCTTTCGGCGAAGTGTTCGAGGGGAATCCCTACGTCGACCGGATCATCAGACCAGATATGGCGGCGATACCGAATGACGGCGTCGGTTGGCAGAAATATTTCGCACAGCGCGCCGTTGAGTATAGGTCGTTCATCAACCTCAGCCACACCGTCGAGGTCTGCGGCGCGCTTCAGGTGTCGCAGAGCCAGTTCTGGTGGCCGATTGAGTATCGCCGGCGCTGGGCCGGCGGCTCCTACATCGAGCGGACGCATGATCTCTGCGGCGTCCCGCATGAGTTCGGGCCGGTCTTCTTCCCCTCCGACGCGGAGCGGGAACAGGCGGACACGACGAAGGCGTTCGTTGGCGGCGACTATGTCGGGTGGGTTCTGTCGGGGACGCGCATCGACAAGCTCTACCCGTTCGCGGGAATCGCCATCGCACGGATCATCCGCGAGGTCGGGCCGGTCGTCATGCTGGGCGCGCCCGGGCGGAACCACGATCAGGCGAAGGCAATCGAGGAGATCGTCACCCGCGAGAATGGGCGGTTGAAGGGATTGCACACGGCGATCTCGCCGCAAGTGGACGCCGGCGGGAACTTGGTCAAGACGCCGTCCTGGCCGATCCGCCGCATCCTCACCCAGGCTCAGGCGGCTCGCGTGGTCGTCGGCCCTGATACCGGGCCTATGTGGGCCGTCGCCTGGGAGGACGTCGCGAAGGTGATGCTCCTCAGCCACGCCAGCGCGGAGAACATCACGAAGCACTGGCGCCGCACCGTCTCGCTCACCGCAGACCCCGGGCGCGTCCCTTGCCAGCCTTGCCATAGACTCCATGACGACATCTCGACGTGCGTCAAGGCGCCGTCGGATGAAGCCGCCGCTTGCATGGCCGACATCACGGTCGACCGTCTCATCCACTCGATCGTCGACGCCTGGAGCGGCGTCCCGATCTAATCCAGGAGAACCCGAATGGCCGCTCTTTCGACCGCCACCCAGAAGCTCGTTCTCGATTGGCTCCTGAACGCCGCCGGCACTCCGACGCGCCCGCCCGGGCGCGCCGTCGGCTTGACCTTCGGCGCTCCGACATCCGTCTCGGCGTCGGAGATCGCCACCGGGTCGGGCTACACCCGGCAGAGCGTCCTGTTCGACGCCGCCGCCTCGCCTGCCGGCTCGGCGAGCAACTCCGCCGCGCTGACCTTCGGGCCGTTCACCGCCGGCTGCACGATCTCGGGCATCCACATCTGGGATTCGATCTCGGCGACGGTCGGCAACGTCCTGTTCTACGGTCCCCTCGCGACGGCTCGCACCTTGGGCGCCGGCGACTCGATTGTGGTCGCGGCCGGCGCGTTGATCACGACCCTCGCCTAGCAACCGCTCCGCCGGCGATGCTCTCGGCTGTCGCCGGCATCGTCGACGAGCAAGGTCGTCTCTCCCGCGTCGTCATTGACGATCCGGCCTGGATCGCCCGTCACGTCCAACCGGGAGAACGCGCCGTCGTCCTTCCTGGCGTCCTCGTCATTGAGCCGGTCCCGCTGGATCACGCCGCCGACTTGATCGAACGGGTGCAGCGGCTCGTTGGGGGGCGCTGATGGCTCAGGTATTCATCCTCACCGGCACGACGTCCTGGGCCGACCCCGGCAACTTCAACGACGCCGCGAACACGGTCGAGTGTATCGGCCGAGGAGGCAACGGTTCCGTCGGCTCGGTGTCGACGCGCGGCGGTCCCGGCGGCGGCGGCGGCGCATACGCCCAACGCACGAACGTCGCGCTTCTCACGAACGCCGATTTCCCGATCACGGTCGCCATCGGCTCGACGGCGAGTGCGGTCAAGACGAGCTTCAACGCCGCGAAGAGTGGCCGCGACGTCGTTGCCGATTTCGGGACGGACGCCAACACGACTACCGCCGGGGCGGGCGGGCTTGTCGCGAACAGCACCCCGAACTCCGCTCCGTCAGTGGCAGGCGGGAACGGCGGGCCGCGACCGGGGACGTCGATTCCTCCCGGCGCGGGCGGCGGCGGCGCCGGCGGACCGACCGGCGCGGGGACCGTCGGCGGGACGGCGAGCGCTGCGACGTCGGGCGCTGGCGGCGCCGCTGACGGCGGCACCGTCGCCGGTCCGGCCGGCATAGCTGCCGGCGCTAACCCAGGCACGAAGGGCAATTCGGGGACCGAGTGGACATCCAAGGGCTGCGGCACCGGCGGATCTGGCGGCGCGGCGGACGCTCAGTCCGGCGGCGCTGGCGGCGACTACGGCGGCGGCGGCGGCGGCGTAGGAGGGAACGGGCCGGGTTCGGCTGCCGGCGCGCCGGGACTGATCATCATCACCTATACGGGGCGCTCGACGGCGTCGGCGACCCTGGCGGCGACCGCGACCGCTTCCGGCTCCGCTTCGCACACGCCCACCGCGTCGGCGACCCTCGCCGGCGTCGGCAGGTTCACCCTAGCGTCGCG